TGCATTAATGTTTCGATCTCTTTCATTGTTCTTCTAACTTGCATTTTCAATTTAGCAACTGCAACAACTGTTTTCAGTTCTATTGCTTTTGCTTTTTTTACTGCATTTGTCATAGTACCTCTTTGTTAAGTTATACAATCTTATGATTGCAACATCTGTATATATCTCATCAAATCTTATTGCAACAAAATATTTACTTCAGTTTAACTTTTTTTTATCTCTCTTTTTAAAATCACTTAACCAATTAACCTCTTTATCTTTTGTGATTGTAATGTTTGGCTCAACCTGTACTTGTAAATGATTTCCAAACATCTCTCGCAACTGCCTGACAAACTCCTGCTGTAGCTCATTAGCTGTTTTATTATCCGAGCTAAAACGAGACGAGGAACGAGGCGAGGCGACATCTGTCGCCTCGTTCTTAATTTTCTTTACCACGAACAATCGTAGGCAATCTTCCTACCCTCTTGTAATTGTTTCTTGCACCACTCAATGAAGTCTCTATCCTGTGCCTTGTACTCTTGCACAGCTTCATCTTGCCATTGTTGTCCCCAGAAGAAACCATCATTGGCTTTACAATCTGCATAGCCTTTCTGGTATTGTTCTTCTAGTCTCTTGACCACATCTTCAGTAATCTCAACTCCACCTTGACCACCATTAAAACCAAGTGATTGTATCATTGAGTTATGTTCTTCGTTTGGCTTTTGTCTATCGAACTCATACGCGAAGAACTGTTGTAGCTTTGCGTGTTTTCTCCAATAGAACTCGTCATGAACTTCGCCATTACTATCTCGAAGTCCTGCGTATTGGTCTAGTCCCATATCTTTCTCCTTTGTTATAGGGTTAAACATCTACCTCTTATCAAATCCCATTAACCCTTGCAACAATTATTTTAATTATCTTTTAGAATCATTCTAAACTAGAAATGTAAGCCATTGTGCTTCCAACCCCCGTGCCAGTCCTGATGCCTATGTTCTTTCTTTTTCATTCGCAAACCTTTCTTCAAACGAGGCGAGAGAATTTGCTTCGGCACCCAGATGTACGCTGCGATCCAGCAGCTCCTTCTGCTGGTCCCCGTGAAGGTATGTTTGTTTCTCAAACGAGGACGAGGAACCGAGTGCTGAAACGAGAGAGATAGCGATCAGGAAAATGATCCAGCCAGTTACTCTTGGGAAGAGTAACCAGCCGAATAGGACTAGACTAATGAAACCGAAAATCATTTTTCCTGCAGCTCCTGGGCGCGAACTTCTACAGCCCACCATACCAAATCATTTACCAATTGGGTCAGCGAGCCGGGATCCTTCGAGAGGTGTTGCAAAAATTCTCCCTTCTTCAGGCCGTGCTGGTCAGCGTGCTCTGCTAACATATCCCAGATCTCATTCTCATGACGAGTGTGAAACGCGGCAGTCTCTGAGTAGTAGATAATACCGGTGACGCCTCCCTGGCATCCGTGCTTGGCAATGTCTGATATGAGTCCTAGCTCCTGCGCTTCGTACGCGCGCAGGCATTCGGTAATCGTTTTGTGTTCTACCCAACTAGTCGACATCTTCTACCTCCTCCAGATGATCTTCATCGATTCCTTCGCAGAAGGATCCGTGATCACCGGTGTACTCGTAGATCTTGCCATCAATGGACTCACCTTTGTCGTCCACCTTTTGGAACGTCAAAGAGTAAACTTGTAATCCGTAAAATTTTTTTACCATGATATCACTCCTGTCCAGGTTAAAGTTAAAAACGCCAACATCATAAATGTGGCTTCAGGCATATATTTTTTCATTTGCTCTCCTTTGTTAGTGCGCATCAAGATAGGCCTACAAGATGCGCACATGTTTCCAGTATTTTAGCATCGACTAGGTCGAAAGCGGGATTGCTGTATCACCCTGCGGGATGGCTAAGTCTTTTCAGTGCACTTCCCCGTCCGCAGACCTTACATAAGACATGATGGGATATATGTCAATACCTTTTTTTTATTTTTTTTAATCTTTCTTGGAAATGAATTTTTCTATCTTCGGGTAGTTCAGCTACCATTTCCCACGCCAGCTCCTGAAGGGACTGGTTACGCTGCGTGAGCTCATTTAGTTTCTTATTATATGAACGAGCTTTGTTCTGTGAACGAACGAGATCGAGAGCTTCGAAGTCTACTGCCATGCCACCACCATTACCCATTCGGTGTCCTTTGTCAAATAGAATTTCCACCAGCGTCCTGATCCGTGTGCACCGGTCTTCCTGCGGGTGATGCAAGTTCATCTTCTTACCGAGAACGAGAACGAGATACCTGCCACCGAGAACGAGAAAACCCCAAGCCCGAAGGGCTTGGGGTGAAAATTGTTAATCTAATAATACCATGTATTCTTTTGGGAAGTTTTCGATAAACCAATCGAGACCTTTCCGATGGGTCTGCCAATCCTTAAACATTTCTGATCCCATAATAACATCGTACACAGCGACAGCGAAAGCGGGCAACATGCACGACTCACCGCCAAATCTATTTTTGACTTCTTCCTGTGTAGTTGGATCTTCGGGCAAAGCAACCGAGAAAGGCAACTTATATTCTTTATCGTTATACGTAATGGTTTTAGTCATATCTTCTCCTTTGTTATATTTAACATAGATAAGATACAATGGGATATATGTCAATAGACTTTTTAAAAATAATTTTCCTGATCCTGAGCTGCTGGTCCCGTTACCAGGCTACGCTAACAAAGAGGGAAAACGTAGCCAGGAAACGAGAACGAGGAACGAGATCACGCTGCCGAGTCCTGCGATCCCAGCTCCCTGAGGAGAGATTCCTGCAGAGCTATCCACTGTCCGTTGCCCGAGAACGAGGAACGAGGAACAAGTGACCGAGGATCAGTGAAAACGGACACTGGCCTGTACAGTTTAAGGCATCTTTGCGAGAGGGTCTTTTCCAAGTTCTCGTGAAGTATAAAAACAATACCACCCGCTTTGATATACCTATTTATCCATACGATTTGCCACTTATTTAGTTTAGGATATTTAGCATAATCTGATTTTAATTCTATCCAAAAAACACCAGATGAATGAACGCCATGAATATCAGGAATTCCATTGATTGTGCTAGATTCTATGCGTGTTAAAAAGAATTGAGTTAAGTTCTTTTTAAGCTTCTGCCACAACAAACTTTCGTTGTTTTTATCACCCATATATTAACTTAACTTTTTAATTTCTTTGATGACTGAATTAGGAATTATAGTGGTGTTGCCAATCGTTTCTATGTCCTTACCATTCTCTGCAAATGAGTAATCGCCAAACAATCTTGTGACACCTTTTGATTGACTCAGGAGATGACCTTTGGTGATGCAGGTGGCCAAATTAGATTTCTTTAAAGCTTCAAAGCTTGTCCAGGAGCTGTCCGAGACAATATCAAACCATTCTACTGACACCATAGGATATTTATCTATTTCTGATTTAGGTTTTTTTGGAGCTGTAATTTTTTTTCTATTCATCAATCTCTACCTTAATCAAACCAACTGAAGTTGTAAGTGTTGAATTATGCACTTGGTTAAAAGCGTCTAGCCAAACTGACCAACTAGCCTTCTGCAGCTTCTTCAACGTCTTCTGACTTAGCTTCAATTGTCTTGGCGTTGTATCCATCGATTTTGTTGGATAGTTCTTCCAATTTCTTTTCAAGCTGCTCACGTGACATACCCTCCAGACCAGTTACTGTAACTTCTTTTCTATCTACATACTGACCTGCTAATTGACCAGATCGATATTCAGCATTGATTGCAGCTGCATACTGTTTATCCTCTTCAGCTTTATCTGCAATTCTTTCTAATCTTTTATATCTACGTAATTGATCTCCAGTGTATTTCTTAACCTCTTGTTCAAATCTCTTGTCATAATATTTTGCAACATGAGGATTTATTTTTCTATTTAATAATTGTGATGCACATGACTTCGCACTATTTTCATTTGCAGCACTAAACCCTGCTTTCTTATATGCTTCATGTTGAGTTATAGTTCCATGCTCTGCAACCATGATCTCCACAAACATTCTTTGCTTTGGAGTCAGTTCGAGCTCAGTTTTTAATGAGTTTTTTTTCATTATTTTTTTCTTGGATCTCTACCAAAACCTTCATTAAATCTTCTTAAATCAGATTGGTATTTTGATTGCTTGGTTGTAATTTTTGATTTTACAGTTCCTGAAAGTCCTTTAATTCCAGTTCTTGGAATAAAATCAGATGGCTTTTTATTTCTAAATGCTCTTCTTTTTATTTCAGATTTAATATCTGCTTTTGCAATATTTTTTGAAACTTTAGACTCTTTAATTATATCTTTCGTTTTTTTACCACCAGATTTATAATAATCTTTTCCCTGATTATATAAATATTTACCTAACTGGCCAAGCAACTTAAATTTTCTATACATTATAAAAATAATCCTTTTCTAGCTTTTATAACACCACCAAGTTTATTTTTCTTTGGTTTTAAATATTTTGGATCCATTAAAATATTTCTTGTTTTTATTCTCTTATCTACCACACCTTTAAATGCTTTGCCAAATGAATCTCTTGCTTCTTTTGGAAACTTTCTCATTTTTAAAACTTTCTGTGATACATCTCTTACAGTTTTAGCAGTTTCTAATCTCTCCTGAGCTGTGTTTAATGTTTTTAATTCTTTAGTGCTAGTTTCAGCTTGTTTTTTTCTGTAACTTCTAATGTCTTTTCTACCTTTACCAACTTGTTTAATTATTTTTTTAAATAAAGGCTTACCAACCATTAAAGTTAATTTTATCATTATATAAATCTTCCTTTTCTAGCTTTTATAACACCACCTAATTTTTTTCTACCTAATTTTTCTGACATAAATTTTCTGACTGATTGTGATATAGCCTCTTGATTAGCTTTACGTTGCTGTTTAGTCATCATGGGTATTTGCATAGATTTACCTTTTTTATCAGATGCATAAGCTTTACCAAATATCTTAGGTCTTGGACCACCTTTTGGTATGCTCTTAGTTTTAGGAGCTGCAAGATATGCAGTTTTATCCATAAATTTAGTAGATCTTATTTTTCTTTTGATATCCTTTTTGACCAAGTCATACGGCACAACACCTCTTAAATGTCTAGGTAATTTCTTTTGCTGCCTTACCTCAGTTTTGTACTTTCTGAAACCTTTTCTAAATGCAGCTTTCGCAGTATTGAATATCAACTTTTTAATCATATTAAATCATACCACCTTTTTTTTCTTTTCTCACTTCTCTGGTTAATTTTCTATCAACTTTTAACCTTTTTAATGCGGATTTAGGTACAATGATTCTACCATATCTACCTTGTCTTTGCGATTTAGGACCGAATGGATTTTTTGCTGGTGCAAACTTAGAATACAATCTTCTACCGACTGCAGTTTCTCTAGGAGTCAATGTTGTTTTTAAAATTAACCTATCTTTCTTAGGAACTGTTTTAAAATCTTTAGTAGTTTTAGAAAATGATTTTGCAGCTTTTTCTCTTTGTTTTTGAACTTTTGGTGTTTTTCCTTTTTCGAAAAAAAATCGTCCTTGGTATTTATCATTTATTTTGTTGCCTGGTGATGAAGAAGGACCTTTAATTTTAGTTGTGCCACGAATAACATCAATTCCTTTTTTTAATAACATTAACTTTCTAATCATAATTTCTATTATATAGATTTTTCAAAGTAATTGTAAGTTCCCTAAAAAGTTTCGACAGCGTTCCCGCAAGACTGGGTATAGTGGTGTATCCAAGATACACCATAGATACACCATAGATACACCATAAAAAGTGTCTTAAAGTATTGATATATATACATTATTCTTCTTCGGATACACCAGATACACCTCTTTTACCCCCTGAGCACTTTTTTATTTTAATTAGTCTGAAATATCTATATATAGAAAATTGTTTTATAAACATTGGCTGCTGGAAACCTCAATCTGGTTCGGTTTCCGGTGGCCGTTATTACTTATTCCTTATCACTTCTCCTTTACCACCTATTACTTTAGAACGATTCTAATCTACATTTAATTGGACACACATCACCGATTATGGTACCTTTTAGACATGAACTCCTTTAGTTCAGTTTTAAGGTTAGTAAATCTTTTGGGGCTATTTTTTATTGCTCTCTTAATAGCCCCAGGAGTTAAATTTATATTCCCACCATGACTATCTTAAATTATTAATTCTTTTCTTAATCTCTCTTCTCTCCTCTTTCGAACCTGCCTCCCGATACAATCTATACAGCTCTCTATAATTCATCCAACTTTGCTGTGCTTTCGTAAATTTAATTTTTTTATTTTTTATTAATTTTAAAAACTCACCTCTTACCAAATCAGGATCCATGTCAGCTGACCAACACACATCTTGAAAATTTTTATCATTATTATAAAACCACCTGTAGGCATCTTCTTTCCAATACGTTTCTTTTTTAAATTCTGACGGGCTTAACACATCCTCCAACGCCTGGACAAGAACAGCTTGAAAAAGCCTTTGTTCTGCTAGTTCTTTGGGTTTAGTAAGCTCTACGCTCAACCTAATTCCCAAATTTTTTAATAAGTTGGGTGAGCAGTTTAGCAAATTTATTTACCTCAGATTTAGGATACTTGGGTCTTCCTCTGCTAGTTTGACTATGCTTTGCTATTTGATACTGATCATGAATTAGATCTATAAAATCATTTCGACTTTCAGGATCCATTTCACCTGCGTATCTAATAGTCTCTGTGGTGAGTTGTTTAGATGTCTTTTTAAAATCCATTCGCATAGCCACGATGCGGGAAAAGATATGGATTGTGAAAATACACCATGGCTATACGTTTTTGACAACAAGTTTTAGACCTTTAGCAGCAGCTGCAGCCTTTCTACCTGTCGCCCATCTCTTCTCGATTTTCTCAAGAAAAGAAAGACTGAAATTTCCTAAACCAAAGTCATTTCCACAATACAATTGAAACATTAAACTAGTTA